GCAGATCTGTAACCGCTATCCTGCTAGAAAACCAAGAGAGAGAACTCCGCGAAGAGCGTGATTTCCTCTACGAATCTCCAACCAACTCCGGTAATGCTGCTGGTGCTTCCGGTGGATTTGGTGGCAGCGCACAAGGATTTAATGCTGGACCTACCGCAGGTTTCGACCCCGTTCTGATTTCTCTAATCAGACGCTCTATGCCTAATCTGATCGCTTATGATCTATGTGGCGTTCAACCAATGAACGGTCCTACCGGACTTATCTTCGCAATGCGTTCACGTTACACCAATCAGAGTGGTGTTGAAGCATTCTACAACGAAGCAGATACCAGATTCTCTGCTCAGAATGCTGCTGGAACTCTTGTATCTGGTAACGTTGGTTTCGGTACTACTGCTGCTCAGTCAGGAACCAACCCAAGCGTTCTTAATGATAGTCCTGCTGGAACCTATAATTATTCCAGCGGAATGAACACCGGAGACTCTGAGGCTCTTGGAGATGCTGCAAATAATCAGTTCAACGAGATGGCATTCTCAATCGAGAAAGTCACCGTTACTGCAAAGTCAAGAGCACTCAAGGCTGAGTACTCACTTGAGCTCGCTCAGGACCTCAAGGCAATTCACGGTCTGAATGCTGAAGCTGAGCTTGCTAACATCCTCAGCACTGAGATTCTTGCCGAAATCAACCGTGAAGTCATCAGAACCATCTATAATATTGCTAAGCCTGGTGCTCAAGCAAATACCGCTACTGCCGGTACTTTTGACCTCGACGTTGACTCCAACGGTCGTTGGTCGGTTGAGAAGTTCAAGGGTCTTATCTTCCAAATCGAGCGTGATGCAAACGCAATTGCACAGCAAACTCGTAGAGGAAAGGGTAATATGATTCTTTGCTCCGCAGACGTTGCTTCAGCACTTGCGATGGCAGGAGTTCTTGATTACACCCCAGCACTCAACGCAAACCTGAATGTTGATGACACCGGCAATACCTTTGCTGGCGTTCTTCAAGGTAAGTATAAGGTTTATATTGACCCATATTCAGCAAACGTTGCTCCTAATCAGTTCTACGTTGTTGGTTATAAGGGTTCTTCACCTTATGACGCCGGTATGTTCTACTGCCCTTATGTTCCTCTCCAAATGGTTCGTGCCGTTGGCGAGAACACCTTCCAACCCAAAATCGGATTTAAGACCCGCTACGGCATGGTCGCTAATCCATTCGCAAAGGGTGCTGGAGTTGGTGCTCAAGCGGGTCAAGGACTTCTTACTGCAAACGAAAACGTATACTACAGAAGAGTCAAAGTTGCCAATTTAATGTGAAAATTAAATTATACATCATTTAATTACGAGAGGGGAGAAATCCCCTCTTTTTTTATATCTAAATAAAAATAAAAATGTCCTGCTCGTTTCCCAACCAAATTGATAATAGAAACTTCCTATCACCAGTTGGGTTTAAGTTTTCATTAGCAAAAGAACCTAAAGTTGCCTTTTTTTGTAATACGGCAAGAATACCAGAAATTACATTATCACTCAATACTCAACCAACATATCTAAAAGATATTGATGTTCCTGGAGATAAAATTACCTATGGTGATTTATCTCTAAGATTTATGGTTGATGAGAATATGGAAAATTATATGGCAATTCATAACTGGTTGACAGGTCTTGGATTTCCAGAAACAACTCAGCAATATAAAGATTTAATTTCTATAGTAAGTGACATAACACAATCACAAGACCCTAAAAGAGCATTTAGTGATGGAAGTCTGTATATCTTAAACAGTAACTATAATACAACTGCCGTAGTAAAATTCAAGGATTTATTCCCAGTATCATTAAGTTCGTTGGAGTTTGATGCCACACAAACCGACATTCAGTACTTTACAGCAGACGTGGCTTTCAAGTATACTGTGTATAATATTCTTGATGATAATAATACACCCCTATGAACCTCAGTTTAGATGAAATCCAGGAAATGTGGCAGAGAGATTCTGTCATAGACCCTGATAATTTACACGATGAATCTTTAAAAATACCGCAACTTCATTCAAAATATTATACTCTTTATAATACCATTACTCTTCTTCGTGAAAAGGCAAGAGAAACCTATAATAGAGTTCGTTTGGAACGTTACAATTACTACACAGGAAAGGCACCAGCAGAGGTCTATGCTGAAGAACCATTTCCATATAAGGTAAGAGAGAAAGACGCCATACAGAGGTATATGGACGCCGATGAGAGACTCTGTAAGGTAGATTTGAAGATTAGATATTATGACATTATGCTTAAGTTTCTTGAGGATGTGATTAAGATGATTTCTAATAGAACCTATCAAATCAAGAATAGTATTGAGTTTATGAAGTTCACGGCAGGATATAACTAAATAAAAATAAACTGTCGGTAGAAATGAAGACGTTTGTAGAATTTATATCCGAATGTTATTTTTTACTTTCTGAAGGAGAGAAGAAAGGGCGTAGTGGTCCAAAATATAATTATGAGGTTGCTTTAGTTAATCTATACAATCATTTAACTAAATCTGATGACAAGGCAAATAATAAGGGTAAGATTCTTAGAGGTCTTGTAAGTAGGGGAGATACTGAAGAACTTACTGATTTTCTTGCTCAAGAATTAAATGCAGTAAAAAATGATGAGAAACATCCACTGCATTTTTCCAATATTGGGAATGAAGGATTTAGTGGTGGTAAAAAGACCGAAGATCATAGAGATTCTTATTACAGTGAGTTGGAAGATCAATTTTATACTTTTTTAAATGATAGTCAAAGTAAACTGGGCAAACGTTTAATATCTCAAGGATATACTGTTAAAAGACTTGGTGATGACAAAATACCACTATCAAAATCTGGAAAAACTGCTTATGGAAAAGAAAGTGATACTTCCAAAGCGGATATAGTTTTTCAACATCCAACAAGACCAGAAAGAGAAAATTATACAAGTCTTAAGAAAGCATCTGGTGCAGTTTCTGCTTCTGCTGGTGCGGATGAGACTGCTGGAAACTATACTGTTGGAATAAGAAACGCTTTGAAACTTGCACTTAAGAGTGGAAGAATCACAAAAGACCAGGCAAAGCAACTTGAGAGTGAAGGAAACAATAGAATATCTGCCCTTAGAGATGCTATGTCTAGTAGTAAGGGTATGAGTAAAGAACAACAAAAAGATTTACTTCCACAATTAGATAAACTTCGTGGTAGTGTTGAAGAACTTATCCCAGGAACCGAAAGAGAAACTGCCAAAGCACAATTAAGTGGTGTTGGTAAATACGAGAAGGCAGTTGACAGTTTTATTTCAACTGGGAGAGGTGGTGGAAGAAAAAGAAATCCGGGAGAAGTTTCTGGAGTCAATCAGAGAATGAGACTTGGAAAAGGAACCACTAAAACAAGGGAAGGTACAATTCAAAGACCAGTTACATCTACAGGTGATATTAAAGCACCAAGAACTGGAGAACCTTCGTCATTTGCATATTTTTCTAAGCAAGCAGCAGAAGCACAGCAAGCACTTGCTGCTGCCGAAGCAGAAAAGCAATCCGCACAAAATGAATTAGAAACAAATCCTGATGGAACAAAAACTTACAGACAGCATCAGGCACAAAAGAAAATTAATAATCCAAATCTAAATGCAAGATTGACAACTGCAGATCAGGCAGTACAAACTGCAAATATGACTTTTGCTGATATTCAGGCAAGAGCGGCACAAGCAAAAGAAATATTAGCGACACAATCACAACAACAAAAACCTGAGGTGCAGCAGCAACAAAGAACTGAACCCGTTGATACTAAACCACAACAACCTACAACAGCACCATCACAACCTCAACAACCTCAACAACCACAACCTACTCAAACTCCACCTTCAACACAACCTCAACAATCACAAACTCCACCACCAGAACAGCAGCAGCAACAACCAGCACCAGAACAAAAACCAGAACCTAAAAAGAAAAAACCAGAAAATACTGAAACTGCAGATCAAGCAGGGCAATAAATACTCATAACTGATATGTTATGAATGACCCATTTAGTGATATCAAAGAAAAACGAGGTTTATTTGCAAATAGAAGCAGAACCTCATATCTATTATGAATTAAGAGACGCATTTCAATTTGAAGTTCCAAATGCTAAGTTTTCCCCATCTTATAAAAATAAATGGTGGGATGGTCGTATATATTTGTTTAATGTAGATACAAGAGAAATTTATATTGGTCTTTTAGATAGAATTATTAGATTTTGCGAGACTCATAATTACACGTATGAGTTCACGAATAATAAGTTTTATGGTCTTCCTTTTGAGATAAATGAGAATATCTCAAAGGAAGGCGTAAAGGATTATATGACGGCAATTAGTAGGCACGCTCCACGGGATTATCAAATTGAGG